CGCCAACTGGCAATGTTGGTGTAGTCGCTCCACCCCCGCCGAATGGAACCTCACCGAAGCCACCGAAGCCGAACCCGACGCCACCAGCTGCTGGACCAAGGGCGATGGTGTATTGCAACTCCATCTGACCACCGTTCATGGCCTGAGTGTCGTTGCTTGCTGCCTGCTCTGAGGCTCCGATCACGAAGTTATCGGCATCCGTGACGCTTATGACTTGATACGATCCTTCAATCGTCAAACCACCAACAGTCGTTGGCACCTGGAAAACGACGAGATCGGTTGGTTGAACGCCGTGCCCAATAATCTGGACATTGACCTGAGCGCTGCTTGCCGTTGTCGTGAACACTGGAACGGTGCCGCCGCTGGTAACGGTCGATGTGGCATCGATGCCAGCGTCGATATCGTAGATGGTTGATCCGCCAACGGCGACGATCGGGTAAAGTCCAAACAGGACAAGGCCACCAACTGAGATCGGGGTGTTGAAGAACACCGACATATAGATGGTGACCGGTGCCGGTCCATTAGCGTCGTTGATTTGCACAAGCGAGCTACCGCTTGTTGTCGATACGTCAATCGGACTGTCGCTGGTGAAAGTGTATGGTGTGATGTCCTGGCGGACGCCGCTGGTGAATATATTCAATTCATCGGTAGTGGCTTCGGCCAAGCGCGCCTGCTCATTTAGGTCAAGCCATGCATGCAGTGCCTTGGGAACGCCAGTCGTGGCGAATGGGTAATACTTCTGCCAACCACCAAGCTTCTCGGCGAGTTGGTCACGAAAGCGGATCAATGATGTGTCGGAATAACCAGTCTCAAGCAGCGTCGGTGTGCGCTCGACGTTGAGCCCTGGAATTAACTTGACACTGCCCCATGCCATATCTTCATCCAGCGCGGATCATGGTGATACCGCCAACATAGGCCGGCGGCATGTTGCCTGAATTTCCGGAACCATACGCATCTATGGAAATCCCAGTAGCTGCGCCATCTGTATTTCCATGCGATGGCGCAGCAGCACCAGTGCCATTCGGACCAGCCGCAAAGGCAGACGTGAGACCAAGAACTGCATTAAAGCCATGAGCATGGCCAGGATCGTGTAAAACATGATTGTGCTGTTGCGTGTGTTCATTGCCACCATCAGCAAACAGCACATCGCCATTCAGATTATCAATGAGACGACCGCTGCCATTGTTTAAGCTGTACCTCGCTCTGCCGCTTGCATCTGGAAGCGTCGTCCCAATCTGCGATGCAAGAATTGGATAGGTTACGGGGTTGAAAGTTGATCCATCGCACCGCAGATATGGCGGAACATCACAGTTGGTGATCCAGATCGGTACATCCGTCGAAGCAAAATCAACGTATGAACCGATGCGTTCCAGACCAACGTAGTAGACATTGCTGCCGTCAGTGACGATCTGCATCGGGTCATTCTGCGGCACAGCAACCGCAAGACCGCCACCACAGCGAAGAATGATCGTCTTGTCAGCGGTGAAATCTGTCGCGTTGATTACAACGTGATGAGAGCCAACAGACGGCAAATGTATGGTGATAGAATTGAAAAGTGTTCCGGTGAAAAGCAGAATTTGCTGTTGTGCTTGCGTAGAGGTCAAGGTGATGTCAACATTCGAAACGGCGATTGAAGCGACGCCACCCCAGATGTTGTCGACGATACCCCAATTGTTATTGGTCGGAGTGTCCCACGCTCCTGGCAGCGCCAGATGCCCAACCGTGGCTAGACCTAGATTTGGGGTCGGCATTGTCAGTTCCTCGGCGGCTGAGCGGCTGGCGATTGCGGCAGCGATGACCACGCCGACGCCATGAATTTCTTGCGGAATTCCTCAAGGTTTGTCTGTTGAAGCAATCCCTGATAGTGCGATGTCCAGCTTGATGCTGATCGTGGATCGTCAGCAGATGCGCTGTAGTTCTTCTGATAGGCCGCCGCAAAGATCATCGATGCCGCAAGGAATAGATCGGCGTAATAGAGCGATAGAACCGTCGTCGGATTGAGAGCGCTCAGCGGCACCGGTCGAATAGTCCCAACCACCTCGACATTGAATATCGCCCCAGGTGGCGGACCAAAGATGACATTCTGGCTCGTGAGCATCGCAAAACACTGTGGACAGGTGTTGTTCTCAAGAGCGATCTCGGATGGCCACACTGCGTCAATGTAATCCCTGGACACCGGATATAGCTGTCGTCGAGAACCGGTGGTAGTGAGCAAGGTCCCAGATGGCGTCACAATGTTGATGCCGTTCAGGACAACGAAGCGGTTCGGAGTGTTGGGTAGTACGAAGTCACGGCTATTGGCCGTCGTGCTGGCTGTCGTGTCCCGGTAAACCGTGTCGAGAAGATCAATATCCCTGAAGATGCGTAACTCGGCGCTCTCGATGAAGTTCGGCAGCTGTATCTGGAAATCAGGGTCCGTCGTCGGCACCACCATCAGTCCGGCGAGATCAGTCACATACTGTGTGTAGGTTAGCGGCATGGCTCATCACGGCGGGATGTTTGGCAGTTCGGGATTTTCGGGGTCTGGGTTCGGCGTGACTGTGGTTTCGCCAAAGATGCCATCACCAGCCGCGCGCTGCGGTCGCGGATTTAGGATTGGAACTGGGTCAGATGGGAGGGTGATGACCCGCACGTTCTCCTGCGGCACATCCATGCAGCTGCGGCAGACAAGGATGCGCAAATTCTGAAGTGCTGGCCCACGCCACTCAAACTGCCAGTCAAGATCGACGTGGTTGAAGAGGAACTGGCATCTGTCGCAAACAGCTAAGGCCCGCGGATCGCGGGAGCTAATCTTGGCTCTGCCGTGTGGGCGCCAACTCATGTCCTAAAATACCCTGACAGCCCTGGGATGATGCGAAGAGGCACATTCTCCACGTCAGCCGTGGCCGCTAGTGTCCATGTCCTGACCGCCTCAGCCTGAGCCTCTTGCAGCCTTTCCGGGGCATGCAGCCGGGCCAGCCGCGAAGCTAGCCCGGCGACCCAGGCGTCGACCCAGCGATAGGGGACATCCGGGTAGGCCCCGTTTTCCAGCGCTGCGTCCGCGATCTGGCGGCAGCGATAGTACCGAAGCACATACGGACCCCCATCATCTGGTACGGTCCAGAATGTTATAGTCGGACTGTTCAGGCGATCAAACCAGAAAACGCTGGGGGTACCCTGGTCGGCCTTATTCGGATACGAGGCGTAGTCGCTGCGGCTGATCGGCATGATGATCCGATCGGTTTCGGTGCCTGCGCTGGTGTCTTGGATTGAGATGTAGGCGTCGAGGATAGCGATGGTCTCGGTTGGCAGGACGTAGGTGCCTTGGCCCTGGACCAAAGGATGGCTTTGCAGATCAACCGTGAACAGGTTCACCAGCTGGTTCGACCACTCGGCCTGAAGCAGATTGCACTCGATGCGGCTGTCGACCATGTGTTCGGCGGTGAGCGCAGTTCGACGTATGCCAATCCGAGAGTAGGCGTTGAGCACCAGTTCGGCGATCGTCGGAGAGAATTCAAAGGTGAGAGCCATCCATTCCTCCTCATGGATCGGTGACAATGCGCAACCTGCCGCTGGCGTTAGCAACACCCTGACCGGTTGCCAGCACGCTCCAGTCGCCATAGCCGATGTCAGAGTTCGTTGAATTCCAAGTCGCGGCCCAGAACACACCGGACGGCGTCAACGCGATCACGGTCGTGACTGGAGACTTATTGAAGCGGTAGTTGAGCGTCAGGTTGCCGCCAAGGATAGTCTGTCTCACACCTGTGATTGGATCGACAAAGTCGAATGTCCAATTCGTGGTATCGCCCTGCGTCACGGTGAAGACGGTCATCTGTCACTCCCTGCTTGTCCGCATCGAAACGTGGGCCTTCAGCTGCGAAGCGCTCTGTGCAACAGATACCACATTGGCGCGTTCACCAAAATGGCGTAGCGAGACGATGGCGCGAAGCCAGCGGCCAAGCACCGTCACCAAGGTTAGCCGCTTGAATTGAGAGACAACGATAAATTGCGTCTGGCGGAACTGCTTCCTCATCACCAGCGCTTTGGCCTGCGCAATGTGCATCAACCGAACGATCGCCGGTCTAGGGAGAATAAGAACCTTGGCCTGCGCGATGCGCAACGTCTTTGGTCCTGTCTTGTTTAGGACCAATGTCTTGACGCCGGCCCGGAACATCGATCCAGCCACCGGG